CTTTTTCCCAAGGTAAATCATAGTAAGTAGTTTTTGGATTTACCTTTCTACCTTTCCAAGTAGCTGCACCATACTGAACACATTCGTCAGTCATTTCATTTCTTGCATACTGTTTGACATGAACCATCTCATGACAGATAGTGGTAACTAATTCATTGATACCCATTTTAGTATCAACCTCTATTTCAAAAGTACGATTGTCATCTGTCATTCCACAGAAACCAACTGCACCCTCTTCTTTCTTGAATGTTCTGAAAACAACTTCAATATCAAGAGTTCTGAATCTAGGAAGTAATTCTGCAATCATTTGATGGATGGTTGTTACAGCAATATCTCTCTGATGCTTTTTACCACCCCTTGCACTCACAAAATTCATACTTTTATCTCTCTTTCTTCTCAATTATATTATCATTTTACATTAAAATGGGGGTAATGTCAAGTATTATTTTTTTCCCTTATAAATCAAGGGTTTAGAAGAAGAAAAAGGGGGTAGTTTTGCACTACCCCCTTTAGTGGTGATTCGCTTTTCTGCATTAAGCATTACTGTTTACAGTAGTCAATGTCTTATCAAAGCGTTCACCTATGCGATATTCGTTCCAAGGTGTTTATTTGAGAGAGTGAGAGGTAACACCTTTACAAACTGTCAATATCGCACGAACCATAATATAACCATTACGAATCTAATCAATTCATGTTTATAGTTATACCACTATTTCGACTCAAAGTCAAGTCAAATTTAGATAAGATTACCATTAGGTAACCAATAATTATCTTCCCAACCAAATGCTGTTTTCACAACATTGTCGGATAGACCTTTATATTTTTGATGTAGAACTTTGTCTTTTACATAACAAAGAACTTCAGCTTCCGATTTATGCAAACCTTCTAACATCTGAATGAACATAGTTTCCTTTTTCATTCTAGGTGTTTGATTATCTGCACCCTTGATAAAGTGCCATAACTTTCTAACTTCTTGAGAAAGTAAAGTATGTTCTGTACCCTCTGGTGCTTCGTTTGCTTTAAATGGTACGTTACCTTCTGGTAGTACCCATTCGATAGTTGGGTCAAAAGATGCTTTAATTATCATTCTCAAAGGTTCACTATCGTGTTCTTTCAGAACTGCAATCTTTTTATCTTTAGTCTTTGCATTATTCACTTTTGTCAATACTTCTGACAATAGTGGTGTATATGTTTTCACTGGTTTATTCATTAAAAGTCTCCAATATTCTCCATTAGGTTTTTTAGTTTATACTTGATAAAGTAATTTAGTAGTTGTTTTCTATCCCCACTAGGCGTATCCATATAAGTTTGAATACACTTATCCACTATTTCCTCTGGAATGTAATTTAAATCTATTAGAGTTCTGTTTCTATGGAAGTTTCTCATCATCTCTTCATTACAGAAATCTTTAGGTTCAAGTTCAATCCAAGTAGCAAGTTTTCGTTTAGAGATAGGTCTTTGTCTAATCTCATCTACAAAACAATTATCTGGTGATAAAAAGTTTGGAACACCATCACTTCTATCACCTTGAAGTATATGCTCTTTAATATATGTAGTAGGGTCTACACCATTGATAAATTTCTTTTGAGTTGGACTATATTGAGCTACAAAATTATGTTGTTGTAGTTGTATAAAGTCTTTATCTCCAGAAAGTATCAATACCTTCTCGTAATTCTTAGGTTCTTTTGCAACATGAAATACTATAGATGCAATTATATCATCTGCTTCCGCTGTATCTACTTGCAATACTTTGTATGGGAAAAAATCATTTAACTCATCACGAATTAAATGTAATGTATCAAAGATGGCGTTCCAATCTAACTTGGATTCTTTTCTATCTTTTCTACGACTATACTTGTAGTTAGGGAATATCTCCCTTCTCCAATTATTCTTAGCATCATAACAAAGCACAAGTTCACCATACTCATCAGAGAATCTGCTACGATACCCTCTTAATGAGTTTAGAACCATGTGTCTAACTAAGTCTGGTTCTACTTCTTTTCGTCCACCAATTTGCACCATCAAATTTGATAGTGTTACTTGGTTCATATCAACTAATATCATCTCCGTTACCATCATCCTTCGATTGAGGAAGTAAATCATCAATCTTGTTCAAATTTATTTTACTCACCACTGTGTCGTTTTCTTCATTAATTTCAGTCTTCACAATCAAGTCCATAAAATCTTGCATTGGATGACGGAAACCCATCTGTCGATATAGAGTACCTTTTACCACTTCATTAAGGAAACTTATATCACCTATAAATCTATCTTTCTTAATGTCAAAACCATTTTCACCTACATTATGTATAAGATTAATCATTAACCCTTCAGCAAGATTATCACAGAAATCTAAGTCTTCTGTGATTCTCTGTGCATCCAAGTCATCAATCTTAGGTTGGTTTTTACCCTTGTATGTTGTTGGAAATTTAATGACATTATCGGTCAATAACCTAACTCCGCTTTCCTTTTTTCTATCTTCTTGAGATACCTACGTTTACCAGCAGCTTTTGCTTTACGTTTCTTTTCACCTTTACTAGTGAAGTGTCCTCGTTCTCTTAGTTCTTGGAAGAAACCATCTTTCATTAGTTTCTTCTTTAGAACTCGCAATGCACCGTTAACGTCTGAAGTTACATTACCATCTTTATCTTTGATTTGACGTACTGTAACTGTCATACCTTCACCTTTAGGCATTTGTTTATCCTTCTTGCGAAAGTTCTTATTGTATTTGTTGTATCTCATAGTTCTCCTTATCCAGCGTCTATTATCTTATTTAGTTTGTCTGTCTCAGACTCTTTTACCTTATTAACATCTTCATCAAGTTCTTTAAATGCTTGGTTAGCTTTAATCTTAGACATTAACATTTTATCCTTCTTTAGACGATTAAGAAGAATCTTTTGTGCTTCCTCATCAGAATATTCCAAGAGTACATACACACGATACTGCATACCATTAGAAACAATCTTTGATTCTTTTACTTTATATCCAGCAACATCAACGTCTGCAACGATATTCTTTGTTGCAGTTGAAATCTCATTTATCACAGAAGCATCTAAATCAGAAGAACCTACTTTTGTCATAAATGATTTGGTCACAGAGTTTAACCTACCGTTAATCCTATCTGCAAGAATTGTCTTCGCACTTAGGATTGCAATATCTTTTGACAATTGCAACTCTGGTGATAATGCAGTACCTACAGAATAGATTGCATCTTTGTTATCAGGCATTTTAGTATACCAATCTGGAACTTGTTCAACTTGTTCCTCTACAACCTTTGCAGTATGTTCATATGCTTTCTTTACTGCAAACGGTGTTGGTTTCTTTGCCGTATCAATTGTGCCTGTATTTGATGCACAAGCACTTAGTAGAGTTCCCACAGCACCTACTAGTATTACATTTTTAATCATCACTCTTTACTCCATTAAGTTGATTTACAATTTGGTCACGAATACCACTGTCTACAAACATCTTAGTGGTTGTTGTTGTTATCTGTGGATAGTATGTGACCAACACTATTCCTACCACAATTCCCATAATAAATTTAATCATTAATTGAAAATCCCATAAAATAATGCATCAAGAATAGACGGTTTATTCTGTGCATAGTTACCATAATAAGTTGGGTCTGGACTAGAGTTTGGTCTGATAGGTTTAAAGTATTCTGCCATCTGTTCCGACTTACTTTTCTTTTCGATATACTTAACTAAAATCTCTGGTTCGCTCTCACAAGCATACTCAGTCTTTGAATTAACTATATCACCGTCTTTATATTGGACTATCTTTACATAATCACAATCTTGACTTGAGTGTGCATCTGGTAAGAATGAACCAAACACAAACAACATCAAAATTGTTGCACCCAATATAATCATTACATTTTTAATCATAACTTCCTTTACTCGTTAATTTAGTCTATACTACCAAATTTCTTAGGCATTGTCAAGACAATTCTGAACACAAGTTAATGCTTCGTAATCGAATCCACCAATGTGCCAGTCATATTCGTCCATAGGAATATATCCATCTTTCCAATTGTAAATTGTAGCAGTGACATAATCAAAGTCATCTCCATATTCTTTATCTACAAAGGGAACTTTGAATTCCAACGTCCACTGAGCGTTAACTTTTTCATAAGGGTTTCCTTCAGTAAAGGTTGGTTCTCCAAATACTTCTACCAATTTATCATATGTGGTATTAATATGTCCTTTTAAACTAGTCATATTAATATTCACAGCTTCACTGTTTTCAAACTCTAACATTCTACTACCTCTCCTTTATCAATCCAAACCAAGTTTTCTTCAAACAGAACTTCCCATGTGTCCTTTCTCTCTTTCAAGTAGTCGAACATATAGACATTCTCTTTCGCCCATTTGATAGCATCTTTTGCATTATCAAATTCACCTTTTAAACCCCTTTTATTCATCTGGGTATATACGATATATTTTAGTTTTTTCATAGAATTACCTCTCAATTGTATTTACATTATACACTGTTTTGACAACAATGTCAAGGGTTATTTTAATAATAACCCCAGAAATCATTCCACATATCATCTACCACACCTTCTGCGATACCAATATCGAAATTAACTGTCAAACCAAGTTTCTCTACCACAAAGGCTTTCATCTCTGCAATATTCTCACACTCACCAATCTTGTTTTCAAGACCGTCAATATCAAAGACCTTCTCTTCAATATCCATCATATAGTTTTTAATCTTACTCATAATTTACCTCTTTCTCTATTATATTTACATTATACCATGTTCTGATAACAATGTCAAGTCTTTTCTGCAAATAATTTACTCATTCCTTCAAAGACCACATTATAGGCATTTACCTCATATACCCAAACATCAAAGAAATCATCATCATCCATTTCAGTATCTAAAGTGCAATGTGTGTTCCATATTGCGTTCATCTTCTCCATACCACCCAAAAGGTCACCATCTCCAAGACCTTTGATAGTAGTTACAGCGTCATCCCACTTAGGGGTTTCAACATAAAAATTAGGAATTCTAAACATATTTTCTCTCTCTTTCTTTATCTTACTCTTAGAGTATACCTTGTTTTGATAACAAAGTCAAGTCTTTTTTTAGGCCCAAAAAAACCCTTGAAAAACAAGGGTTTATTTGATTAGTTTTTGTTAGGTTTTGAGATTAAATCCCATTCTTCATCAGTATATGGCCACATGATTCGCTACCTTAGTTCTGCGAGTTTTTGGTCATATTCTTTATTAGTTTGGTCTTGAACTCTTTGTAAGTGATATGGTGCTTCTCTGTCAAACTGACCATAGTGTTGAAATATTTTTACATTTGCACTAAGTTGTCTACCTCTTTGGATGTTGATAAATGTTCTCATTACAAACAATCTAATCGCATCACACACATGACAAGTCTGCTCATACACAGCAGTTGCTACTGACATTTTTGTCTCCTTTTTGAAAAAATAGTTTAGATTTAAACTACACTATTATTTATAAGATTAGACCCATTCTAGATACGCAAATCTGTTATGCGTTTCCGTAAATAGTGTTGTGAGTATTATTGACACGAACAAAAGTCGTGCATTTAGAAAGGGATTTAAGTTGTCTTGCACCAACATAAGTACACGCAGAACGAATACCACTTAGTATATCTTTTACTGTGTAACCAACTTCACCACGATAATCTACCTCTACAGTTTTACCTTCTGCACCACGATAATTATTATGGTTTCCATGTTTACCCATTGCAGTTTCAGATGCCATCCCATAGAACTTCATTTTACCATCTTCTAGTTCACCAGCACATTCTTTATGTCCTGCTAACATTCCACCAATCATTACAAAGTCTGCACCACCAGCAAACGCTTTTACAATATCTCCAGAGTTGGTGCATCCACCATCTGCAATGATATGACCACCCAAACCATGAGCTGCATCTGCACATTCTATAACTGCACTAAGTTGTGGATAACCAATACCAGTTTTAATTCTTGTTGTACAAACAGACCCAGGCCCGATACCGACTTTTACAATATCTGCACCAGCAAGAATTAGTTCTTGGGTCATATCAGCAGTAACAACATTACCAGCAACAATAGTTGCATCTGGACATTTTTGTCTTAGTTCTTTTACTGCATCTACAAAACGAATTGTGTATCCATTCGCAACATCAAGACCAATAAATCTATACATTACTGAATTTGTTTTCAGAACATCTATATCATCAATTCCACCCATCATACAAAGGTGTTCATCTTTATAATTTGTACTAAATGCAGTTGGGTTATTTTTTAAATACCATCTTGCTGGACTTGTTATCATACCAAACTCACTAAGAACCATATGCATATCTGGAGTACCAACAGTATCCATGTTTGCAGCCATGATTGGGATGCCTGTCCATTCTTCTTTTGAGTGTAGGAAAGTGTGAGTGCGTTTCAAAGAAACATCACTTCTTGTATTCATTGTTGACCTTTTGGGTCTGATTAGTACGTCTGAGTAGTCAAGTTTAATATCATCTGCTATAAGCATTTTCACCTCTATTTAAACAGCATCTTCATTTTGTCTTGTCGTTTAGTTCGTATTGGAGTCTTCTTTTGTTTCTCTTGATTTAACTTTTCTTGTTCTTGTCGTATTCGTTCTCGTTCTTTTCTTTGAACCTCATCATCATTCTTTTTCCACTTTACTTGTTCTCGCATACTTAATTGTGGATGAAAAAATTGTCTAACTTCTTCTGCATTATCCGTAAACTGTAACATGAACTTAATTGCAATGTAACTATCACCTTTGAACATAAGGCGACCATTCTGATAAACTTTACCTTTACCATCATCTATTATTATTATACAGTTTTTACAGTCAAACCTCATCTTTGTGCAGTCCTACAAAATACTCTGCATCAACTACAACTAATGGTTTATGATTATTTCTTTTAATCACAACCACTGGTTCATAGTTTTTAGAGTTT